TTCTCTTTCGTCGTCTGTCAATGATGGGTAAAAGAACCAAACCTCAGAAAACTCTTCGTTCAAACCACCGAAACACTTGAAGGCTTGCGATTCGTCGAGATCTGAGAATACATAGTCTTGTACACTGCAAGGTAGCTTTTGCACTGAGCCATTGTAAAAGTAAAAACCTTTCTTTGACATGTAAAACACACCTCGCGGTGTATTTGCTGCGGCCTTTGGACCGATTAGGCCAGCGCCCTCATTAATTAAATTAATTGCAAAAGTTAAAGGTGGCCCGATAAAATTCATTGAATATAATGATGTATCCGTCCATATCAAAATCTCTTGTCTAGCTTTTATGGCACCGACAATTGAAGAACCGGCTGATAATCTTAATGAGCCAGCAGTATTAGTTGCTAATGGCTCAAACTGTAGAGGGTTTTCTTGATCGCTAAACGCTACTAACATAGGATCTAAGGTGCCCGTTCTAGATCCACTACTTATTGGATCAGCTCCTAGAACAATTAAATGCCTGTCTGTTTCAGATGTTAAAACTTGCAAGGCTTTAGTAGGAACAAGGTTAGCACCACTTGTAGTCGCTAAGTTTACAGCTCTTGTACTTAAACCATCGTTCTCAATCCACCTAAATATACCACCGCCTCTTGGATTAATTATTAAATCTTCGCCAAAATTATCGTGCGTCCAAAGTCTTAAATTATTTGTATCAGACAAAACAGTGGCTGCACCCCACGCACCAGCACCCCACGCTCCGACCCCCCAACCAGTAGAGGGCACATACACATCTAAGCCAGAATTTAGCAAGTACACTGCATCAGTAGCTGACCCACCATTACCTGAATCACTACTATTGGCAGTTACCGTTGTGCCACTTGTATCCTTAGCAGTGATCTCATAAGTATTATCGCCTGTTACCAAAGTAATTTGATATTCTTGGTTTAAAACAGAGGCTGTGATGTTGCCACCCAAACTTACGGCGCTTGAAAAAGTTACGAAGTCACCATTAACTGCTCCATGTGAGCTGTCAGTTACGGTTAAAGTTGAAGATCCGTTGGTGGCTGCAAACGTAGCTGAGTTTGTAGTGGTTTTTCTAATAGGTGTTATATCGTTATAAGTTCCGCCTTCTTCGATGTAATACTTATTGGTTGTGCCTATGCCTAGATACTTGTTACCTGCTAAAGAAATCCAAGAATGTAAGGCTCTTGCTGAACCTATTAAGGTATCAGATGATAGTTTTTCCCAACCACCTATTTTTTCAACTCTGCCTTTTCTAAAACGAATTTTATCGCCATCTACCCAACCACCCTCATTTGAGTAATCGGTTTCCTCTTTATTTATACCTGGCTTAAAGTTAAGTTTTGATAGCGGCATGAGGCGACATCTAAGCTAACCTAATAATTGCGCCAGTAGCGGTGGCGCTAGGAAACACAATAGTAAAATCTCCTGCGGTTGAGGTTTTATCTCCACCAAAATCAATGGCTGCAACAGCCTTATCTGATTGTGTATCATTATAGATTAAACATCCTCTTGCTGTAACCGTGGCGTTACTAAAGGTTAAATCTGCAAAGTCGCATACAGCTGTCGTTCCAGATGTGGTTGGAGTCACGCTCGTTAGCGCTGAACCGCCAGAAGTATAGTTTGTGCCACTTGCTTGTCCTGTTGTCACAAAAGCTGTCGTGCCTGCTCCTAATGTTGCAGAGCTAGTGTATAAAGCTAGTTTGAATGAATTACCACTAGACGCTGTAAAGTTATGTGTGCCGACTAACAACTCTTGTTTAAAGCTCGTACATATTGCTGATGTTATTGCCATTATAGCTCCTTCAATATTTTAGCCATGTCGCTGTGGCCTTGTTTTTCTAACAAATTTGCATAAGTCGTGTTTTGCGACTTTATTGCATTTTTTATAGTATATAAGATTACAGTATAAACTTGATTTTGAAAAGCCAAAGCCTGTTGTTTGATGTGGTCGGGAGCGTTGTCAGAAATATCGCATATTTTCTTTGTTGCTTGAGCGGCCCAAAACTCTGGATCATGACCTCTACCCTCGGTTGTTGTCACGCCAACCTTCCCTAAAACAAAATCGCTTTTTGCACTCATCCTTTGTACGGCTCAGGTGGCACCACATTCTCATCAATTTTTAAACCAAACTCAGCTAATTGTTTGTTTATATCCTCGTAAGGACCTATGATAAATCGACCTTCGTGTGGTACTGCGACTAATGGTTTGTCTAATCTATGGAAGCCATACAGTTTTTCTGTTGCTGGCACATTAGAATCTAATACTGTAGATCTACCGCTGATGCCAATAAGTATATCTTCACTCATACATTTACTTATCCAAAACTCAACGCAAGCTCTGCCAGCCTCTGCAAAGTGCATGTTTTCTTTATATGAAAAATCAATGCCAAATAAATCAAGTCTTCCCACTTTATTGTATAAAGCATAGGCAATGGCGTAAGCCACTGTATTGTTTAAATATGCGCATTTTGTCGCATTACATACATCCTCAACAGGGTACATAACAGGATTGTTGATTCTTGGATCTAGCTCGCAAGTGTAAACAGGAGTTTGTGTTTGTTCTAGGACTCTACACATAACCGAAGTTTGTTTGCCTGCATCGTCGGTATCAAAAAATCTGCTTGCAGGATCTAGCATAAATATACGATCGCATGGATATGTTGACGCAGCTGAATTGATGCACCAAACCTCGTCCCATGTTCTGCCGTTTTGTAAACCTATTGCGAAATCAACTTGCGATATACCAAGTCCGACTAGAGCAATGCTTTTGCCCTCTAAAGATTCTATTCTACTCATCAGCTCACATTAGAGCGAACTGAATCATACCTATACTCGTCGCGTGTGCCACGACCTTCTGATGTGTTTTTCATTCTAGCTATCGCCTCCTTAAAACGCCCTTCTAACTGTGCGATAACGTCAGCAGGTTCTTTTAAAAAGATTGCACCCTCTACCAAAGAACCATACAGCAATGCATCGCTGTAGTCCGTCGATAAGAATGTCGTGCCAGAGTCGCTACCAGCAGTCAAAGAGACTGGTTTATGTAAATAATGAAGTTCAACCGTATAATCTGCATCAGGTATAGGCGAAACCTCAAAAGCCAAATCGTCAAATAAAGAATAATATTTAGGCGTACTTCTTGTAGTGCCCGATGAATATTCTTTAATAAATGACGGATGTTTAAAATCTAGATAATCGTATGTTGACGAGCTTATTAAAGCCAAGCTCATCGGTGCATAAAAATCTGTTGGTGTAGCTAAAAAACGATTACCTGTAGTCAAAGTCCCTTGTACATTCTTTCTTTGCTCAGGCAGTTGTACAAAAGAAAATATACGATCCTCTGCCTCTTGTATAAAAGTCGGTAATTGTGTGGTAAATGTTGACTCAGATACCTCAAGATAATCTTGTATTGCTGTCTTTAATGTAGCTAATGTAAAACTCATGTTGTCACCGTTACTTCGCCAACACCAGAACTTACAGAAAAAGTTGTAAGCAAACTACCTAATTTTCCATCACCAACATTTGTGTAAACCAAAAATTTAGAGTTGTCGTCTGCGGTGTCAGGTCTTGGATCTTTTACTGCTTGAGGGTCTACAGCAGATGGTTTTGGCTGTAATTGTGGGTGTTTTTCATCCCACTGGTCTGGTCCTACCAACAAACCATCCCAAGTTTTACGCATTTCACGCAACTTATATCGAAAACCAGTAATGTCGCAAATACCGTATGAATTTTTACCAGATGCAAAAGCCATTATGCGTTATTGTAACTCCTTAAATTAGGTGTGATGTTAAATGATGCACGGTCTTCGTCTGTTGACAGTGCTCTTTGAAACTCCTCCTCGTACAAGCCTTTAAGTAAGCCTGTTCTATCTGGCGCTCGTTTCAATGACATGTAATAAGCTAATCCAGCAGCCAAACATGGATAAAACCTAAATGGCATATCTAATGTGTTAGCACCAGCATCCGCATCATCCATTCTTGTTAGCACATTCATGTGCACAACATAAGTGCTTGACTTATCAGGTGTAGGCCAAACCTTAATTGTTGGTGTTGTTTGTTTGTTGATAAAAAATTGATTAGGCTTACCAGTGCTAGATTTCGTAGTTATGTGTGAATATTCTGCTCTACTTAATCTTGTCAGCGGAAGATCTGTCGTTTCTGTGCCCACTGTTTCTCTAATAAACACGTCTAACACATCGATGGGCGCGGTAGCATTGGTGCTATCAATGTTGTATGTCGCTGTATCTTTTACCATATCAAGAGTTTTTTCTTGCACAGTCCATTGGTTCAAGCCTCTGTTTGCCCATTCTGCTAACATAAGGTTGAGACTGCGTGTAGCACTTTTTAGATCATAGCCTGTTCTAAGCTCTAAACCGCAACGCTCAAAAGCCTCTTCAATGTAATCAGCTACATCTAATTCAAAATCTTTACTGCCTGATAATGCCATAATTACTCTCTATCTTCGTCCGAGGCATATAAATTGTCAAATGTAATTACCGGATCTGTGTAACTCTCATGTGCCTCAGCTGAATGAACCCACTGTGATGGAGAAAAATCTGGTGGCCCCTCACCTGTTCTCCATAAGGCTGGATTAGTTGCTCTAACGCGGTTATTTGGTAAAGCAACAAAATTACCTGTGTATTCACCAGCGTCAGTCAAGTATAACACATGGCTTTGTTTGTGTTGTGCCGGATCATCAGCTATTGAGTGTTCAGTATAGTCAACGGTAAACATGTATTTACCGAGATAAAACTCACCACCTATTTTGCAATACCAAGGACTTGAGCTTACTCGATCTAAAATAACCACGCTATGATGGTGACTCAAACAGTCCCAAGGTTGTGCTAGATGATCCTCCATTGATTTTGGCCACTCTGGTAAGGGTATATCACCGATCAATGCTTGTATTGGCATCCTTGCCCACATGGCTCCACCATGTACATTTTCATCAGGATAGCCTTCAAAATCAGTTTCACAACCAGTAAATACCACTTGAAAGGAAAGAGATCTATCTGGGATTGTGTTTACCGCAAAAGCCAAGGCATGTAAATACTCACCATGCCCATGTTGGTGATTGGTTGTAAACTCTTTTCTTACCCAGCATTTAAATTGCGGGATATTTGATATTAAATACGCCACCTTATTTAATTAAAAAGTATTACCTTTTTCCGCTTTTTGCGCTGTATTTAGTGCCTTTCATCATACC